CTCCTTTAAAGATTTATAAAATCTGTTTAAACTTTTCTTTTTATCTATTTTGTTTCTATCACAAATTCTACATAGTCGCATATAGACTTTTTTAGAGGTTTCCCATCTGCAAAATCTATTAGATGCTTTTATATTATCTTTCCACTCTCTACTTGCTTTGCTCATTTCTGCACCCTCCATACACACCTTACCACACCCCGCCCAACCTGTCAAGTAAAAAATGGCCCCAGACCCGTAGGTTACTGGAGCTCTATCCGTTTATTCTAAATCCAACGGGTCAGGATCCCCGCTACTCTGAATATCTAAATACTGTGCATCTTTAAATGCTTTATGTTTACCCATAATGCTAATACCCTTTTGATATTCTTCAAACTTCTCTGGAGTCTCTTCAGGATACATTGTTTGCCATAGTTTGTAAAGTTGCTCTTTAGTAACCCCAGCACTGTTAATCAATGCAGCAACACCACTTGCAAACTTGGTAAATACCTCAGCTTTAGTTTGAGCATTCAATCCGTCTAGTGTTCCCCATTTAACTTTAATCTCTTGGCTATAATTAGTCATATCTGCAACACTCAGTATTCTAAGAGAAGCTTTAAATAAATCTTCATATTTTTTAGTCTTTTGGCGTCTCTTATCAGCTACAAGATTTAACAAGGTGGTCATGCTCTCTTCAACACTTGCGTTATTACCTTCTGTTTTAAGACCCCATGCAATCTCAGGTACACCAGAACCCTCAACTAGCTTCTTGAATATCTGTTTTAATGTTTCGCTATATGTGCTATTTGCTGTATCTGGAAATGCAAAACTAGTTGAGTCTCCCTCTAGGTTCATTACAAAGTCCATACCAGCAAGATCAATGTCGCCTATATTCCCATACCCGTTATTTCTTAACCATCGCTTAGGGTCTGCGCTATTAGCACCTAGTGTCTGAATCATCTTGGGATTAAACTTAGCTAGCATAGTGCTTCTTGCTAATTCTATATCATGATAGTTTTTTAAATCATATATAATTCTTTCATAATCACTATGTCCACGCTTCTCATTTAAATCTGGATTGTTGCTAAATGGGATAGGAAGGATGCCAGCAACATTAATCTTATTCCCACTCTTAGGTATCTGCATACCCGTTATAGTTTCTTCAACTCTAGTTTTAGTAAAGTGCCTAACTCTCTTGGCTGAAACAATATTACTATCGCTAGTTTGTACATCTATCATTTCTGTAGTTGTTATCTCAACTATTTCACCAGTTGTTAAATCTTTGATAATGCTAGACACTGTATCATCGTTAAACGCTTCCCAAATAAGCTGTTTGTTTTTGCTATCATAAAATGGGTATATCCATATAGTACCGTCTCTATGACACTGCATATGAATATTTTGCATCTTTAAGCTCATATCTTCAATAAGCTTAGATATACGCTCTTGAGTGCTTTTATCTTCACATAAAACAGAGGGCAACCCCATTAACCATACAGGAATATTAATCGGTGCAGCAGCTAAAGACCCCGCTAACTTTGTGCCAGGGTATTGATTATGATAAATACCATAAGTAACCTCATAGTTACACTGTATATCTTCAGCAAAGTGCGTAGTTGGTGTTCTACGTGGTTGCTTAGTCGGATTTGTTTGTTTATTTTTATTACCCCAAAAAGGAATTACCATACTCTTTTTCTCCTCTTACGCATCTGATTAATTATATCATCATCAAATGTCGTATTTACCCCTTGATTATAGCACAAAAGAAGGGCATCTGCAAGGTCAGGGGATTTACCACGTCTCTTTTTATAATCTGCTTTACTCTCTATTTTCTTACGCCCTCTATTATCATAATTGTATTGTCTGCCGGCTAGCTCAGATTTAAGCTCTGGTAAGTCTGGTATATCAACTTCATTAATAATATCTTTAAAGTTAAACCATAGTTCATCAGCTATGCTGGTATACTTCTCTTTGTTTCTAGGAGCACCACCAAAGTTAATTTCATTTACATGTTCTTCGCCCAGTTCTCTAAGTCTATCAATAACGCCAGGACCCATTGCCCCACCGTCAATGTTATACACTGTTGTAGGGTCCATCTTACCCATATCCCTACATTTCTTTGCTATATACATCGTATCCCATTTTTTACCAACGATATAGTCGACAACTTTCATACCTTTTCTAACAAATATAGCCGTTCTATCGTCTCCAAAGCGGGCTACATCACAACCGACAACAAGATTGGTATTAGGTGTTGGAATATCTCTGCACATGGCTTCATCTATTTCAACACGTGAGAATATAGCAGAATCACCTTGACTGCGTGGGTTACCATTCCATATATGGTCAGCTTCTACAGGGTCAGCTTTAAAATCTTCTTCCATTTCTTTTTGAAGCCCATCATTCCACCATGGGTTATCTTCTTTGCCTGGTTTCCCTTCTATAAGAAGTGCGTCATCTCTGTCTCTATCCCATATCTTAACTGTTACAGGATCATCTTCTAATTCGGGGTTATATGCAAACCAAAGTTGAGCACCAGGGGTACGCATAATAGTAGGAAGCAATAGATTCCAACTCTCCATACTGATAGTTGCAGCTTCTTCTACAAAGGCAATTTTATAACCTTCTAAACCTTTAACATTTGTAGATGCTCTTAAGTCTTTTAACCCTTTGAATATGATATGGCTACGCTTGCCGTTAATCTCAGGCCCTTCAATAGATGTCTTTAATATCTTCCAATCTTTATAGCCCAGAAACTCAATCTTATCTTCTATTAACTTTTTAACTGATTCATCAATTGAGCCTTGAATTTCTCTAAGGCATATAATATCTATAGGCTCAACGTTGGCACGCTGGACAATGAGAGAAACTAGGCTGTGACTTTTGGCTAATGAACCTCTTCCACCTCTAGCTCCTCTGATTCTATACTTAGGATTACAGTTGCCTCCAATAATAGGGTCCCTAAAAGCTTCAAGTTTAGGAGAAACAACTTCTTTTAGCTCCTGCTCCATGAGTGTTAATAATTCTTCTTGTTCTTCATCTGATAATTTTGCTATTTCTTCTGCTGTGAACTCTATCATTTTTTAATACTTTTCAACTTCTCTTGATACATCAATAATCTTTCTGTTCTTTCTTTTTTGCTTAGAGCTTCAGACTTTGCTTCTTCACTATCTTTGTTAATATTCTCACCTTGTTCATAAAGTGAAACAAACTTAGCAAGCATATCAAGGGCTTTGAGTTTGTCAGCTTGTTTAAGACGCATGTCTGTGCCAATATAATCACCATCTTTAGTAAAGTTAGACCTAGAACTAATTTCAGCAATAGAAGTTTTAACGGATTCTGATAAATCCCTTGAGCTTTTTGAGTGAACCTCTCCATCTTCATCCCAATAAAAAATGTCAGTAACATTACTAAATGCTATATCTTTAAGTGCGTTAATTACTTGCACCGCCAGCGTGTCAGTATCGCCCATCACTTGCTTGATACGTTTAGAAAGATAATTCTGTACCTTGTCTAATGTTAACAAACGAGAGGCTTGACTTTCTGCGTTGTTTGGCGAATATCCAGCAGAGATAGCAGCTTGCTTTCCGTTGAATTTGTTTGCTATATAATTGTCTACAAATAATTTCTGTTGGGTTGTTAATTTTGAATATGTTTTCTTTTTAGCCATATTATTGCCTCCACTAGTGATATTATAACACAAAGCAGGGCGAGAATCAAGCTAAGCACTTTTTTACTTCTTTGGCAACATCTTGAGTGTAATCAATAACAACAAGTTTGATATTATGAGCTTCACAATAATCGGCTTTGTTTCTATCACTATATTCACTGCTTCGCTTATTACAATGTTGTTTAGTTCTAAAATCTATCACAAGATTTTTATCTGGTATGTAATATTTAAAAACAATAGGAAAAATAAAAGTACGGTCCTTAAAGCCCTTGTTTTTAATATACTTAACATCAAGTTGATTTAAAGTATCTTCTATCTTTTTAGAGAAGTGAGGAGCGGCACACTTTGGGCAACCGTTGCCAGCAATATGACAACTAGCAATTTGAATAAAATCACCATGATAAGGACATGTTATAATAACCTTATTGTTAACACCTGTGTATTTGGTTTTAGAATAATTATAAACATCACCATGAATCTTGATGGCTTTTTTGATAAACTCTCTAGTTTTATCTTTTTTATTAAGCTTTAATTTAGTATCATTTTTAGCATATCTAAAAGATCCTGGCTTTGCCCTAAGTAAATTGTGCGGTAACGCTTTTATATCTTCGCCAAATTCAGTTGTTATTATTACAGGAGTTCTGTAACTAACATATTTTGTTTTCTCGTAAGTATACTTATTTCCGTTAATCAATTTCATTCTTCTAATAAATTCTTCGTTTGTTATTCTCATAGTTTAATTATATCATAGGTAAGTAATAAATGCAAGTATAAAGTGCTACATTTGTACCGATGCTACGCTTGCTACAAAAAATGTAGCGTTTTGTAGCATAGGGTGTAGCATATGTTATTCCTTACAACATAATGAATTATATTAGTAAAAAATGCTTATCTACGCATCTACACATATATACGCTCTATATGTATAGGGGTAAATTTTATAGAAAATATATAAAAAATAGAGATATTTGAGAAGAGAGCATGTAAACTATGTAGTAGTGTAGATAATAATAATAATAATAATAATATAATATAATATATATATATAATATAAGGAATTAGCTTTTTGAAAATGCTACAAAATCTGCTACCAAACCTTGCTACAAGGGGTGTAGCAGGTGTAGCTAGGTGTTAACGGGTGTTAAGTATGTTATTTTCTTGTTGACAAAAATATAAAGGTGTGGTAAGGTAGATATATAAGGAAGGATAGAGATGAAAACAGAACTAATAAAAAGATTGAGCGTTGAAGATATTATCAAGCTAAGAAACGACTCATATCAAGAAATGAAAAAGTTACAAGAGCAAGCTAAAATATTAGAAGATACTTGTAAAAAATTAGACGGCAGAATGTCATCACCATATAGCTTGCAAAAACACTTTAGTGCTGATGCAGTAAAAATACTTGATTATAGATATTGGCGATATATGGTTCAATATTTTCACCTACAAGATTTCATGTTGAGTAGTGAATATGAAAAACTTAGTAATGAAGTAGAACATTTTAGAACACCTGAATTTACATATGAAAATGTAATGGGTTGGGTTGCTGGTATGAAAGATTTAATTAATAATGGTGTCAAAACTTTAGCCGAGAGCGTATATAATGAAATTATAAAAGCAACATATGAAACTGGAAATAGAACAAAGAAAAGAAATAATAACGGCGTTGATAAGCGTTTTATTATTCGCACCGGTGATTATGGTTATGATTATTGTTGCAGCAGAGAGCCTACAATTACAGACGATCTTGAAAAGCTATGCTATATACTAGATGGCAAAGAGCTACCGGAACATAGAATGAAAGAAGAAATATATAGAGATTATAGATATTTAGGTGAAACCAGTTGTCCTTATTTTAGCATTAAGGTTTGTAAGAATAATAATACACATTTTTTATTAACTGATGAAACTGTAGCAAGATTAAATAAGATTGGTAACGATGGTTTTAGCATTGGTGAAGATGTGAAGATTAAGGTGTTTTAGTATGGCAGGTTATTTTAGATATGAAAACTCTATGAATGAAAAATTATTTAACATGTTGCCGGTATTGCCAGAGCCGGCAACAAATATAAAATGCCTTGCCAAAAGGCTGGGCGTTAAACCTGAATGAGTTAGAGAAATAATACTAACCTTACCTCCAGGTGCACCGGTGTATGAGGATTTTGGAGAAATTGAGAGGATAAAGTGAATTTAATTGTTGACAATAGTTAATAGATAGTGTAAGGTAGATTTATAGGAGATAAGAGATGAAAAAAATAATTAATGTTGGTGATACAATAACTATCCCAGCTTTTAGAAAATTTAAAGAAACAAAAATTACATGTGTAAAGATTACCCATACAAACAATATTATTGGAGATCTTTACGAATTTGATAGCGGTTTAAAACTACATACTTATGAGTTGTTAAATAATATAGATTTATGGAACTCAAGGAGATAGAAGTGGACTTATTTTTAGAAGAATATAAAATTAAAAAACCTATTAGATTAATAGAGTTATTCGGTGGCTATGGTAGCCAACATTTTGCACTAAAATATTTAGGTGTAAATTTTGAGCATTGGAAATTGTGTGAATGGGCAGTAAAAAGTATACAAGCTTATAAAGATGGTCATTACAAAGATGATAATACAGATTATTCCGCCGGCTTAACAAGAGATGAAGTTATTGATTATTTGTTTAATAAACACATAAGTATGGATTATAAAAAACCAATGACTTATAAAGAAATTAAAAGATTGGGTGAAAAGAAACAAAGGATTATTTATAACAATATACAAGCAGAAAAGAATCTTGTAGACGTTCAACAAGTTAAAGGGTCTGATTTAGAAATAGTTGATAAAAACAATTACGAATACTTAATGACATATTCCTTTCCTTGTCAAAATCTTTCATTAGCCGGCAAACAAGAAGGAATGGATAAAGGTAGTAATACTAGTTCTAGCCAGCTTTGGGAAGTAGAAAGAATATTAAACGAGTGTGAAGAATTGCCACAAGTATTATTAATGGAAAATGTTACCCAGGTGCATGGTAAAAAGAATAAAGCTAACTTTGATAAATGGTGTGATTTTTTAAGTAGTAAAGGGTATTCTAATTTTTGGAAAGATTTGAATGCTAAAGATTTTGGTGTGCCACAAAATAGAAATAGAACATTTATGGTTTCAATATTAGGCGAATACACTTATGAGTTTCCAACAGAGGTTGAGCTAAAAACAAGGCTTAAAGATATATTAGAAGAAGAAGTTGATGAAAAGTTTTATATTGATAATGGAAAAGTAAAAAATTTAATTAGTAGGGTTAAAAACAACAAACAAGGGAGTTTGCCAAACGGAGAAACTACTCAAATAACTCATGCTTTAAGTAGCAGAGAACATAGAGCTAGTGGTTGGAAAGAAATTGCACCAACATTATGTGCAAGAGATTACAAAGATCCCAACGTTGTTTCTGTACCTAACAAAGTAAACCAAGTAGGTAATATTGTAAACACAGGTAATTGGGAAAACCCACAAAGAGGTAGAATTTATAGTTCAGATGGGATTTCACCCACTTTAAATTGTGTTAGTGGTGGCGGGTTAGAACCTAAAATCATGGTTTGTGAAGCAACCAAAAAAGGATACGCTATAGCAACAGAGGGAGATAGTATAAATATTAGCCAACCTAACTCAAAAATACGTAGGGGTAGAGTTGGCAAAGGTGTTGCAAATACTTTATTGACTGGGTCAGAACAATGTGTTGTTGAAGTAATTGGAGGTATTGGAGAAATTAACTTTGGTAAACAATATAGACAAGGAAACCGTGTATATAATAGCGAAAAAATATCTCCTTGTTTAATGGCTCAACCTACAGGCAATGCAGCGGGTAACAGTGTTTTAATAAATGAACCTCAAGGCTTTGCTATACGTGGACGCAATCCTGAAAATCCAAAAAGTAGACAAAGCGGATTACCTACAAAACAAATGCTAGAAATAAATAAAAATCCAGGTATTTCAAACTGTTTAACTACAGTTCAAAAAGATAGTATGGTGTTAGAACCCGAATTATGTATTCGCAAACTCACACCAAAAGAATGTTTTAGACTAATGGGTGTACGTGATGAAGATTATAAAAACATTGCAGAAAACCAAAGCAATTCAAGTTTATATCATTTAGCAGGTGATAGTATTGTAACAGACGTAATAATGGCAATTATAGAAAAATTATTTTAGTTGACACCCTTATATATATGTGATATCTTAGATTTATAGGAGATAAGAGATAATGACAATAGAAAAATTTAACGAATGTTGTAAAAATAACGGCTTTACCGTTATAGATGATTGGGAATGGGGTGTTAGCTATTTTGAAACGCTTTATAAAGAAGGTGATAAAGTGTTCACAGTTTCAGGGCAAACAAAACATGTACACAGTGAACAGATAGTAAGAGTTTTTAAACCTGTTTTATTATCAAAAGAAGAAATAGAAGAATCTAAAAACGAATTGAAAAAACAAATAAACAATTTAAATAAACAATTAGCGTTTTTAGAGAGGGAGTCTAAATAATGAAACAACTATACACACAAAAGCCAAAACGAGAAATAGTATTTAAAAGTAATTATTTTGGTTATGATTTTATTGTAATATCTTATGGCACACACCCTTGTGGTTATGTAAGAATTCCAGAAGATAGCAAAATATTTAACTGGACTCTTGAAGAGATTAAAAAACATGTTCGTACTCATGGTGGAGTTAATTTCTTTCAGAGTTTAGGACACATTGACAAGACTCTTAGAGGCACTAGATATATAGGCTGGAGTTATGATCTTGCCGACGATTATAACGCCCACTATGCACAGTATGAGGGGTATGAAGAGTACAATTTTAAAAAGCATTCAGTTGCAGAGATTATAATAGATTGTAAAAAAGTAATATTACAGTTATTAACATTATAGGAGGGGGAATGAAAATAATAGAAAGTGAACGTTCAATTTGGTTTGATGGTTTAGCTGGCTATGTTTTTTATGTTGATGAAACCAAAAAAGGTGAAGAGTGTATTATCCACGATTTATATGTAACCATAGGAAATAGAAAACAAGGCAGAGGCACATGGCTAGTAAAAGAAACTTTGAAAGAGATATTTAAAGCTGGTTATAAAAAAGCCTTTGTAGTTGTTAAAGATAAAACATTAATACCTTTTTATCAAAAATTAGGTTTTATTCAAACTAGTGATAATGAAATGTATTATTATAAAAAACAAGATAATCAAACTAATTACAGAATTTTTTATAATGAAAACATTAATAGTTTTTATACTGTAGTTGATGAACTGTTTTCAGGTTGCGATCGTGCAAGTTTACCTTTAGTTTTTACTGACAAAAAGACAGCTAATCATTTTGCAAAAATTTTAAACAGCAATAAAGAAAAAATATCTTTTGGAGGCTAACAATGACATGGAACGAAATAATAAATAAGAGCAACAATACAATTCTAGTAGAGAATAGCAAGGGCAGAATCAAATCCACCCTTAAATCTGGACTAGCTCCACTTTATATATGTACTACAGCTAAAGAAATGGCTTTAGCACTTGAAGATATGCCAAAGTGTGAATATACTCTATGGCTAGGTTATGACCTTACTAGAATTTATAAACCGTTTAAAAGATCTAATAGTTTAGAAATTATTAAGATATATAAAGAATACTTAAAAGAATCTGGGTGTAAACTTGTTGTGATACACTCATGGAATCCGTGGGGCAGAAAGCTCCTAAAAAAAGAATTAGGAGGGCTAGTAGATGAAATAATAATTAAACGACATTGGAAAGCCTTTTAACATTTACCTGCTTTGTTTTAGAAGATTTCAAAGCGGGTATTTTTTTTATTTGACAAAGATTAAAAGAAGATGTATAATAGTGGCAAGGAGATAGAAAATGACAAAACAAGAAATTAGGGCTTTAGTTAAAAAGAGTGGAATGACTAGGGTTGAATTATCAAAGAAAGCAGGTGTTTATGGTTGTTATTGTGGACAGTTAACAGCTGCACCAGAGACTTTATCAGAAAACAGTAAAAATGTTGATAAGATGGCAAAGGTGTTAAACATTGATCCTGAAGAAATTAGAAATTTTATAAGAACGGCAAAGGCTGCAATAGCTGATGCTGGTAACATTGAGGATTATATCCCAAAATATCCAAGATGGATTACAAGGAAGGAATTAGCTGCAAAGATGCACTGTACGCCAAATACTGTAGTTAATAAGCTAACAGCATTAGAAGGTACTGGGGTTAAAGTGGCTAGTGATTGTGATGATAAACTATATACTAGAATAGATGGAGTGGAGGTGTA